GTTATTTGCGTATCCAGGTGGAAACGCTGAACCGCTCTCTCTGGTGCCACGATTCCCAGAGACTTTTCCATGTATCCTTTAGCTTGCATGGCCAAGTCGTTTACCCCTGGCAATGGGCCTCCTTGCATAACCTTACCTCGCAGGTCGCGCGTTAATAGCGCGATCACCCTAGGTAATAATGGTTTACTGGCAGCTTTATGCATATCATAATTAAACTGCCCTGGTCGTAAGATACCGAGGCCGCCATTAACAGGGGCGGCCTCAAGTACTTCTCGTGGAATACGGAAACGTAGGATACCATTGGCCAACGTACCCCCAATGGCACGCAAGTCCTTACGTTCTCTCGCGTCTAGCGTAATCGTGAACTGGCCACTCATTCGCAAAGCGATCGAAATGTAAGCGAAGTAATGCGACACTTCAACATACAACCGTACCATAAGGCAAGGTTCTAGGCCGCGCCGCACTGCCCGCTCCGCATTCGCCGCATATGCGCTAATAATCGCAACATTATGCGGCAGTTTTCCTGACTCTTTAGATGGCGGTCCTGTAACTATAGAATAAATAGTACGCGCGGGCATACCACGCATGGTACCCCCGGCGTATATAATCCTAAAGTAAATGACCGTCCGTCGGCTAATAATCTGCTTCTTAACATTAGCTTTATAGCCGATGCGGATCATTGTATTCACTGACTCTACCGCATCATATAATGTACGGTAACATTCCGCAACATCATCCGCACGATTAAAAGATAATAATGCGGTCATGATGTTTTCACCACACACCAACATCTCAGCATCACGCAACGCTAAACGCGTACGTGAAATTTGAGTGTTACCCTCCAAAGTTTCCCACCGTCCAGATTGTTGTGTTGCAGAACGCGCAACAAACACCGACTGTGGATCAACGTACCACGCGCGTTTCCCACACTCTACCTCGGGGCCCGCCTGTGGCACAAATGGCTGTGCGTTGGCTTCACCTAATATATCACTCATTTGTGAGCGGAACTTCTCAAGCGCAAATACAGAAGAAGAATAAATTGCTGCGTCATGTGACTCAATCATCTTCTGCAACGCATTGCAGACATCATTACGCACTTCATCGTCCGCGATATAAACCTGAGACAATT